GCCAGTAGCCTGTCCACAGGTAAGTAAACTGCCTGACAGCCACAGGCAGCGTGGTATATGCCAATTCACAGTGGGCATGTCCCAGCCCAGGATTTATGCATTTATCCCAGACCAGCCAGCCTGATGCTCTGGGTGTCTGATAGTAATTTCCACCCCAAATGATGGCCTGTGGTGCAGCCTGCACCACAGCATCAAATAAACTCTGGTCAATGGCTGCATCCCATTCATTCACCCCATAGCGCATTGGATTCAGCCTTGCACCTGCATGTGGATGCTTGCCTACATCCAGCCCATAAGGTGGGTCAGTCAGCACTAAGTCTACTCTGGGCATATCAGCCAGTATCTGCCTGCAGTCTGCGTGGTAGATCACCACGTGGTCATCTGTGTAGTAGGGCTTCGTCATCCAGACACATTCCAGGTAGTGATACTGGTGCAGGCACGCCATGCCAGTGCTCTGGCTATCACAGTGTCATCATGTAGCTGCTCTGGTGCCTGATAGGTCACACGCTGTGTGGTGGCAGACACCTTGCTTTCAAAGGCGTGAAGCTCTGCAGTAGCAGCAGGGCTGTCCAGCCACTGGCATTCTGCCCTTTCAAAGCACAGAGCCAGTGACTGTATCAGCGGGGGCTTAGATGCTGCAGTGGTAGTGAAGGGGTAGACAGGCAAGCCTTCACGCTGCAATGCTTCAATGTTTGGTGACCCTATACTATTTTCTTCAGCCTGTATGAAGCTCACACCCCAGCGCTTGGCAAGTGCATCCAGGCGTGCACGCTGAAATGCCCAGTCAAGTTTATTGAAACGGTCTAAAGCCACTTCCACCCTGCAGGTGCTGCAGAGCACACACAGGGCTGTGTAGTCATTCTTCTGTGCCCAGTCTACCCCCATGACCAGCCTGTGCCCTGTGTGGGCTGCAGGCAGGGCTGATACAGGTGCAGTCAGGCAGGCGAGTATGTTTCTAAACACACTGCCTTCACCTTCAAGAAATTCTGCCAGTATCTCCTGCCTGTAGGCTTCTTCAGTCAGGTCACGCGTTATGTCTGCCAGTGCTGCCTGTGACAGGTGTGGATTGTCAAAGCTGGTGAAGTGCCAAGCCTGCCACCTTCCGGTAGTGTCAGTGACTGCCTTCTGGTACAGGGTGTGAAACCAATTCCTACGTCTGGGGGTACTGATGAACCATGCATCACCGTCATTATCGAGCAGCATTGGTGCCCCTACCTTATCCCAGGCGTCTGCTGCTAATAGGGCACATTCATCCAGCACCAGAAAGTCAGCATGATCACCACGCAGTGTGTCTGCATCACTGGCAGTCTTCACCTTGATCCTGCCCCCATGCCACGTGGTCAGCATACGGCGCTGCTCATTTTTCTCCACCAGCCCAGCTTCTATCAGTGGGTGTAACCATTCTTTGCACTTATCCCAGGATGCGTCAGCCTGATCCTGTGTGGTAGATGCGAGTAGTACACGCCTGCCATCCAGGGCTTTTTCCACACTGACCATAGCAGCCACAGTGGTCTTGCCTGCTCTGCGTGCAGCATTGATAACCACGCGTTTAGAAGTGCTGGCCTTTATTGCTGCCTGCTTTGGGTGTGGCTCTGGCAGATTTAGCTCAAAGTCACTTGGGATCTGTTTTGCTGGCCTTCCCATAGACTACTCTGACAGTGATGCCCCCAGCCTGCTGCACGTTAATAGTTTCAGGTGCCTTGCCATAGCAGTAGGACCACAGCAGCTTGACTGCTTCCAGATTCTTGGCTTCAGCCATGTCCATCACAACTTCAAGTATCTTCTGCCTTTTAGCAGGCGTGAAGTATTTATCCAGCAGCATCCTGATATTATCCTGCTGGTACTGCTCCTGCAGTTTTTTGAGTTTGGTTAACTTCGCCATTTATCAAAGACTTGCATTTAATAGATTTCTTTAATCAATACACAAAAGCACTGGGTCTGACTTGGAAACGCCATTCTTCAGCACCTTCCAGTGCAGTAACAATAACAGCAGATGGGTCTACTGCTTCCCACCTGTATACCCAGGCCCCAGGTGTTAGTGGCTTGATGGTGCACCTGTATTGACCAGTAGCCAATTTTTCTACATTCAAGTCAGTACCAAAGGTGTAGGTGGTATCAGTTCTGTCAGGGGCTTGCACTTTAACATTGATAACAGCAGGGTCTACCGGCTCATTGTTACCATTAAGAAAGGTGCCATTCTTCAAGATAACCAGGTCACCTATGTCATATGTGTTTGGATTAGCAGCCATTGTTATCTTCTGTGTTATCTATGCCACCAGCTTCATCAAAGACAGTGAAAGATACCCCAGGGTCAGGTGTGGTGACGATGACTGGTACAAATGCACCAATACCACTATCATTGAATAATTCTGCGTTGAACATGTCACCATTGAAATGTCTCATGCCGGAGCCACGCCTGTTTCGCGGTAATAAAGATTCGCCCCGCCGACGACTGTAAACAAACCAGGCACATGCCCGACGTATGGCACAACCGTCCTGAACCGAATCTCACCTGTTGCGAAATTGTTAGGATCATTCACATCGCACACGAACGTGTACCACGCCGGATCAACCCATCGCTCTGAATCGAGCTCATCAATGATCATCGGATGCAGGCCGATGACATTGATGACGGTTTTATTCCAGCCTGAGATCACGCGAAAGATACGAGAGCATCCGAATGAAGTGTCATAAACAATGCCGTTGATGCTTGCCCATATACCGAGATCGTTGATCATCGCGCCTTCACCTACTCGGATGGCGTTATAGAAGCCCATGATGTTCAGCACGCCTTCAACTCGCTGATTGATGCCACTGGATGCACGCGGTTGCACGACACCAAAGCTGGTGCTCGTAGTCGGCTCCGGCTTATCCAGAATATTCTGCGAATTGCCCGCAATTACGGCGCAGTCTTTGAAGAATGTATTCGTGAAATATTCCAGGTTGAGACACGTCAGGACCGGATTCGGCGGCATCAGGAAAATGATGTTCTCAAATCCCACAATGACGAATGTGTTGTCATTGAGTTCGCCAACCACGCCAATGCCGCCAATAAATGCAGGTCGCGTAAGTTGCGGCGATCCGGTGTTAGTCGTGCATTTGATCTTCGTGCCAGCCATTAATGGCATGGCAGAATACGATGATGGCGAGAATGGGACGCGACCCGCACCGCCGCGCAGGCTGATGCAGAATTGTTTGCTCAGGATCGTGACGCTTGGAAACTGAATGATACAGTTTGAGCGCATAATATCCTGCACCGGACCCGCGAAGATGTACGGCCCTTCTTCTTCGAAGATGATCACCGCGTTGCGTTCAAGTGCGGTAATTGAATCAATGAGCGCCTGAAGCGCTGCCGTGTTGTCTGCATTCGCAGGCGTGATTCCGTGATCTGCTGCATAGTACAGATCCCCGCCGCCGCTTGGATCAACGGCTGTTTGGCGCACCAGCGCGCCCGCACCAACCGCACCATCAAGCTCTGCCTGAATTGCCGCAACATCCACGGCATCCGCTTTAGTATCGAGTGCAGTGTCAACATCCGTTACATTCGCCTTCGTCTCGGCAACTGTTTGCAGACTGATAATGCTTGATGCGAGCAGATTGTGATGCTCTGCCGTGTTGCGCATCTCAGCAGATGATCCAACCGGCCACGCCTTTGCTGTTGTGCCAGCTTCACCACGATCCTGAAGGGTTAAGACATTTCCACTTCTGCCGATGTAATAGACGATCTCACTTGATGTAGCAGTACGCGCAGCAGCCAGGGCCAGATCAAGCGTCACTACGCCTGATCCCGGCCAGCCAGTCGCATCGGCAACAGTCAGCAAAAGATCGGATGTCGTGAGCGCGGTGGTCGTGAGTGCGCTTTTATTATTTGCGGCAATGAACAGGTTTGATGGAGTGTCAACGGTCGGCGGAAAATAGCTGATGCCGATTGGAGCGTTAGCAATCGAGAGATTGCCGCCTATATCGAGTGCGCAGGCAATGGTCGCTGACAGTTCGAGAAAATCAACCGACGCGCCAGCCGATGTGCCACCAAATGCTACCTGTCCCAGTGCTGATGCCGCGAAGATCATGTACTTAACTGAACACCATAGCTGTCACAGATGCTCCCTGAAATTGGGCACTGCCATCCGTGTATTGAAGTAAATTCACAACCGAATATCCAAGCGCTACTTCAAAGGGCTGACTGAATACACCTGCCACCATCGCGCTATTAACATTCGAAAACGCAAACGAGCCAGTGGGTCCGGCTGTCGTATTGATGCCAATGGCAAGATAATGTGCCGTTCCACTAAGATTATTAATGCCGCCACTAAATCCGATACTGGCCGCTGCTGGCTTGCCCACAACAATCTCAACTTTATTGGTCGCATCACCGTTATAGGCTCGCCATGCTGAACCTGTGTATGTATGAAAACCAGGCGCGTCCTTGAATGCTCTACGCAATATTTGATTCTCAATATTCCAGAGGAACCGCTTTGTCATGGAATCTTCAGTGGTTGTCGTGCTCGTAGTGCGGAAGGTTCCAAGATAGCGCCGCGTGGTTGCACCTGACTTCACATAAATTCCATTCTGCAATGCGATGGCGTCAGTGCGTGTGGCATCGGTTGCCCACGCTGCTGAGAGTTCAAGTGTTGGCGTGCCAGCGTTCGAGTAGATGAACACATCGTAATTCTTACCGGATGTAAGCGTGCCAAGCGCGAGATTTAACTCACTAAACGTGTGAGCAATCCAATTCGCGCCATCATAGAGACTGATCACATTGCCTTTGAATGGCGTGAAGTAAATCGTGGTTGCGCCTACCACATCCGCTAATAACTCCATTCCAGGATCACCTGAAGCAAGCGTTAATCGGCCATTACCCTGCTGTGCCAGTGCTGACCCTAAATCCGAGTTGAATGTTTTGGCAGTCAGCCCTGCAATCATGCGGTAGGTCTTGCTGGCAGTGTTCTTAGTGCTGGCTGATGTACTCTCCTGTGCTCTGGTGACTGTCAGGGTGTCTGTAGCAATGGCAGTTACGCGCACTATTTCCACATTTGGGTCATCACTGGGGTCTGGGTAGTCTGTTGAGTTCCACCACGTCGCATTGAATGGGGCAGTGGGCAGCTTGGTGCCATGACCACCTG